TTGCCTCTTCATATATAGGCTCCCAGTCTCCCTTCTCGTGCTGCTCAGACATATCCAACCACGATCCATCTTCATTCTGAAACAGTGTAGGAAATGCAAACCAGTTCTTGCCGTCGAAAGTTTCAGCAGCATACAAATGCGTAGACTCACTTACTGGTTCAGTCGTATGAACAAGACCCCGATCGTCAAATCCAGGGATATTACCGTAGTTTACTCTTGCGCCTTTTCGAGGTGCGGGTGATGGCTTTTTTTTAATTACGCGCATTTTAGTTGAGTGATATCCCAAGACCTCCTAGAAGATCGCTGAGATCTGGGTTGTTTTCTTCATAGGCATCAACCAGGAAGTCAGTGACAACGTCTAACTCTTCTCTGCTGTCAATATTCATTGCGTATATTGCAGTCAAATCAGAGTTGTCCTCATCCAATGGGTCTAGGACACCTATCATGGACGCCGCCAGAATCCTATCTTCCATCTCATAGTCTTTGATCAGCTGAGCAATCTCGGCAAAATGATCCTTGACCTTCATAAGAAATTCGTGCGTCTCATCCATATCAATTAGTTTTACTCAAATATACGAAATGAAAAAGAAGGATAAGCTCAGGAAAAATGTGTTCAGGGACTTTGTCCTTAGAAAAAACACCGAGTTCAATTACCTGCAGCAGATAAAGAACATGAAGCACAAAGTAAACAAGGAGTATCCCGTAACGATGGGAGAAATGGAGTTCCTTCTTTGGGCTACCGACTTCGAGTTCTGGACTTTGAAGTTCGCAGCGAAGCAGCTAGACATGTACAAAAACAAAATGGCAGAGCGAGTAGTCTACCCACTAGCCAACAAAGGGTACGTATACAAGTTTTACGATAGGCTCACCACAGCAGGGAAGTACGAAGACTTCCTCTTTAGAGAAGAAACAAAGTTTAATTACGAAGTGAGGTACGCCCTTACCCAGAAGGGGCGAAACTTGGTTGCAAGATTTTACAGGGAGCTAGAGAGTTACCCCAGCATTACTTCGTAGTACGTCTTCCCCTTATCGTCTCTACAAGCCTTGAGGCACCTTTTACGATTATTGCCATCGTGAACGTAAGACACGTGAACCCAATTAGGATTAGTGTCATCACCAAACTCCCAAACGATTTGATCAAACTCCAGATTTTCTTTAATCCAGTGGAAGATCTGAGCGTTTGTACACTCTCCGAATACGTCTGCATCCAGGTCGAGTGCTCTTCCTTCCATATGCTGACTGCGCTTTGCACCACCGATAGCACGGTTGAGCTCAGGGCAACGATAGCCGCTCGACACGTATATAGGACACTTGAAAGCGTCGCGCAAAGGTTGAAAAATATTGATCGCAACTTGTCTAAGGTTTTCTGTAACCCACTCATCTGGCGTATTGTCTATGCCGAGAGCATCGGCGGTTCTACTCTTAATTACTTCTGAGAGAGAAAGGTTTTTAGATAACTTCATGCTCTATCAACTTTAGGGAGGTCTTTGTAGCTGTAGGTTCTCTTGTCCATGATCTTCTGAACTTTCTCAGCAGACTTGAGATCTCTCTTTTCAATTCTGCCCATGCGGTTTCTAAGGCGCTGGAGTTGTTTATTAACGCCCTTCAGCTGACTATCATCAGTGATCTCACCGCTGTCAATCTTGGCAACAGTCTCCTCTTTGATACGCTCGTGCTTATCGTAGAGCTCTTGATACTTCTCGTTCCGAGCATCATGCTTCTTGAACTTGTTCTGGATCCGAAAGGACCTGATCTTATCGATTAACTTGTCATCCATTGTATCTGTATGTTTTTCCGCCTTTTCTCATGCCAATACCTCTCTCGACGTTTGGTTCAAATTCTCCGTATTCTCTTCTGGTTTGTCCATCTGATGTCTTAGAGCCCATTGCTCCGAGCTGAGAAAGAAGATTACCCACCTTTGCAACAGGCATCTTGCGACCAATTTTTTGATCGTAGGCCATGGTGGGACCATCCTCCCTTATATCTGCGTCGAGCATGGCTTCATCGAGGATGAACTCCCCGTTCTCGTTCTGAGTAACAGGATAGTTGAACGAGGTATCGATCGCCATAAAGCGACCCATGCCCTGCTCGTCGCGCTGACGTACCCTTGGGGCCTCGTTCCACGATCCGAAGACTGGCACCATTTCACCAGTGTCCTGGTTTCTGTACATGACATACTCTCGCCCGTCTTCTTCGCGCAAGACCTCACCCTCGCTTTCCCGAGGTAGTACGAGGTTGGGCTTACCCTTAGGGGTAGATCCCCCTTCTTCGTATCTCATAAAGTTCATTATTCCTGCTTGCCTAAATTACGCAAAAGGTCTTGAGTGGTTTTTGACTGAGTGCCTTCAGGAGAGCCCTTCGGACCGTGAGCTCTAAGATCGAAACCCTCGTCGACTTTAGCGCCAATAGACTCTATGTGATCAAGCAAGTCCCCCTGATTGTTAGTCGAACTGTCAGCTTGGAACACATTTCCCTTTCTATCTACGATAAACAAGCTGTTTCCGCCATCCATTCCATAGATCTTAGCGCCATCAAGCGTGTAAGAAAAGTCAAAATCAAGGAAACTTCTATTTTTTGACATCTCTACCGCATCGCCCTCAAAGGTTACGTTGGCAAACTTAGGATCGTTAGCCATCCATGACGGAGGAGTTGGATTGCCAGTAGAACCTCCTTGTTGGTATTTGTATGATCGTTTCATCATCGGCATATCACTCATTCATTAATTGTTTCAATCCTCTGCGAAGCTCACGCTGAGGCAAATTTCTTCGACCCTCTCTCAGATCAATGATCTCGCCTCTTGGATCGCCGCTACCAGTAATGATTCCATTCTTATGAATGATGGTGCCTACAGGTCCTTTTGGCTCAGCTTCCTTTTCTTTTGTTGCTTTACTTACAATATCGGCGTACTCATCGCTAAACTGGGCGCCCATGCCTTTGATGTAGTCAAACATGCCGCCCTGATCGGTCGTTCTTTCGGCCTCAAAAGCGTTTCCGTTTTCGTCGATGAACGTAAATCCATCATCATCAAAGCCGTAGAACTTGACTCCCTTAAGATCATATCTAAAATCGGCACCACCGAAGCCAGAAGCTCGGTTCATCTTGCTCTCATAGTTGCTACCTACGAACTGTACGTTTTGAAACCTAGGGTCGTTTGCGATCCATGAAGGTGGCTTAGGATCATCGGTAACACCTCCCTGTTCGTATCTGTAGGTCTTTCTGCCGCCAGCAGACTTTCTACCCATGTCTTGCAGTTTCTCCAAGAGGTTTTCAATCTTAGAGGCTCCCTTGGTGCTTTCTTCCATAACCTCTTTTCCGATCTGTCTTTCCTTAGGGTTTCTTTGATCTTCAAAACCTTCAGCGAGTCTAGCAAAGGTCTTTCCGTCTCTGCTCTCAAAGATGTAGTCGTTATCAGGGACAAATTCACCGACCTGTCCTGGATCTTCCATAAAGTAAGCTTTGGTTTTGTTCCCCTCACCGTCGTCATACATGGCGTACTTACCACCCTCGTCCTGCATAATTTTACCCATGTACTGACCAGCGTAGGTTCTGCCGCCCTGCTCAAACATATCACCTCGCTGACCTGGGGCATCTTTAGGCCCAAAGCGGTCCTCTGCTGCTGAGCGTGCCCCCTTGAGCTTGCTCATCAAGGCCTCGATGCCGCCACCCATATCTCCTTTGCCACGGTCGCCTTCACCTTCGATGGGGCGAGCCTCAACTTTCATCTCAACACTATCCCAGTTGAACTCGTACTTATCTTCAAGACCGCTTTCGCGGACTATCATGTTAATTTCCTGATCAGTGGCACCGCCTTCCAGAGCTTCAAGGATCTTTGCTTTTACTTCCTCTACGCGCTCTTCAATGGAAGGAGCTTCCATGCCTCCCATCTCGTAGGATTTTTTAGGGATGCTATCGGTTCCGCCGCCCTGTCGATATTTATAAGTAGCCATGCTTTTGTTGTTTGATGCAAATATAGTAAACTATCGCATCTTAAAATTGAGCAGGCCCTCAATACCCTCTGCAAGCGCTTGCTTTTCTTCTTCTGTCTTGTTAGATCCCATTACGATCTCTTTTGCAAGCTGTATAACCTCATCCAGAGTCAGTCCCGTCGTCTCCTGAATATCCTCTAGCTCCTCTACGATCTCGTCCGTCATCGTACCTCTCTCTCCAGGGAGCGCGAAACTTGCTTTGAAGATGGAGTCGGGCTCAAATCGCCCCTGCTTGAACACCTCTTTATCTTGTGCCTCTTGAACAAGGTTAGATATGGTGGAGATTTGCTCGTCTGTCATCTTCTGAACCTTCTCAAACTGAGGATCGTTAGGTCCCTCATCGGTAAGGCTCGCCATCTTCCCCAGAATAGAGTCTATTTCAGTGGAATCGCGTTTACCAGCAAGAGTATTTACAACCCGATCTTTATATGCCTTCATTTCGGGGGTGTCAACCTCTTCCGTATTCCCTCCTTCGTCCATCTCCTCGTCATCGTAGTAAGAAGAAGTGACAATGATGGCTGTAATAGACGCGGGACCCCCGTTTCTGTCACCGTGAGGCAACCCGTCATCCAAACACATGGCTTGCTCGTCTCTAGTTTTGCCTCCGTGCCCGTAGTTTACCTGTTTGTTCATGAGTAGATAGTTTTTGTGCCCTAACAACGCTAATTACCGACTCTTTGTGTACTAACACAACCTTGCGAGGTGTGTTTTGTACGAGAGACCTGTTCTTTTTCGCTTTGTCTAGGCAAAGTTACAACGCATCCGCCTCATAGAAATGTGGTTAGAGCTTTGGTTTAAGCAAACCGCTCAAAAATGTTGTAAATGAGTGATTTAAATGGCAGAAAAAATGATTGGGGTGAAAAATTTTGGCAGAAATACGGATCCTGGGGACAATATATATAGCGTCGTGTACGAAATCGCAGACAAAATCGAAGATTTTCAGGAATTTTCAGGATTTTTTGACTTTTTCCGCCAAACCTTTCAGGTTTGTGAG